AAAGTTATACAATGTGATTTCTGTAAGGAAATATTTGAAAAATATAATGGAGAATGTATTGAGCTATATAAAAAGGATTGTAGCAAAGGGGTGCTTGGGATAGATAAACACATATGCCCAACTTGTTATGAAAAATTCATTGAAGGAAAAATAGAGAAAGTAGAAAATGCTAAAAGATTTAAGGATAAATTAATAGACTTCTTGGTTGTAGCATGAGGTTTGTGACTGTTGTGCTTGCGACTGTGTGTTTGATTCTAATGACGAAAAAAAATGACAAGGCAGGAATTAGAGAGTGGGTTGAAAGTGAGGTAGAAGAATAATATGGCAAAATTAATAGTTAGCATACCTTTAACTAAATATTTAAAAGATATAACTAAAGAATGGGGAGAAACTTATATAACTAAAACATATGGTGGGCATGTCTATTTAAGTGATGAAGCTCCAGGAGAAGTATTTAAAAAAAGAAGATGATTTAAATTATATAGAGTTTAACGATTCTGATATTGTCATGAGATTACCTAAAGAAGTACATCAACATATAAATTTGAAAAAAGGTTGCAACAAGAATCTTAAAGATGTATTAAAAGAAATAAAAAAGATAGAAGAGAAAACAAATATATAGAAAATATCTAATTAAAACAGTTTAGAGAGTTGCAAAATATCTTTTAGTATAATTTATTGTTGAAGTGTTTTGTGACTCTCAAAAATGAAATAAAGGAGGCGTTGTATTGCTTACATTTTTAGATTTATTCGCAGGGATAGGTGGCTTTAGGCTAGGGATGGAAAAAGCAGGACATAAATGTTTGGGACATTGCGAATATGATAAATTCGCAAATTTAAGTTATAATGCCATGCACAACCGAAGGAGGATGAATGGTTTGAAAGAGATATTAGAGAAATTAGAACAGAAAATATCCCAAGAGCAGATGTCTGGTGTTTTGGATTCCCATGTCAAGACATTTCTGTTGCAGGGAAACAATTTGGATTCAGAGGAGAACGTTCAAGTTTATTTTTTACAGTTACAAAACTTATTAGAGAACTCAAAGAAGAAGATAGACCCAAGTATTTACTTATTGAAAACGTTAAAAATCTACTTAGTGTTAATGGAGGATTTGATTTCCTCAAAGTTCTCGTTGAACTGGATGAAATCGGCTATGATGCAGAGTGGCAAGTTCTTAATTCTAAAAACTTCGGAGTACCCCAAAATAGAGAACGAATATTCATTGTTGGACATTTTAGAGGACGAAGTACACGAAAAGTATTTCCTATCGAAAGAAAAAGTGGAAAAAATCTTGAGCAACTAAATAATCCAACTCATAGTACAAATAGAATTTATGATGCAGTTGGAATTGCTAGATGTATTAGAAGTCAGGCAGGAGGTGGAGGTGCTAAAACAGGTCTATACTTTATAGACTTAAATAAAAACTCTAAAGTAACAATAAATGCTAGATGCCTTAAAGCAAAATATAATGCAGGTGTGACAAATAGAAATTGTGATAATAGTGGAGTTTTAGTTAATGCAGTTTTAACGCCCGATAGGGTAAATAAAAGACAAAATGGTCGTAGAATTAAAGAAAGCGGAGAACCAATGTTCACATTGACAGCTCAAGATAAACATGGAATTTTGAAAAATGGAGATATAAGAAGGTTAACACCAAAGGAATGCTTTAGGTTGCAAGGATTTCCGGATAAATATTACGAAAGAGCAGCAAGTGTATGCTCAGATAGTCAACTGTACAAGCAAGCAGGAAATGCTGTTACTGCAAATGTTGTATATGAAATAGCAAAAAGAATGGGCTAAAAGTTGCAAAATGTCTTTTAGTATGAATATTTTTGAAGTGTTTTGTAACTCTCAAAAATGAAAATAAGGGGTGGGATAATAAAATGGATTTAAATAAAATTATGAATGATGCACTAGTGGAAATAGAAGAAAGTGGCTTTGTAGAGGAAACAGTTAAAAAAGAATTAGAAGAAACAATAAAAAGAGCTGTGAATGAAATCTTTGGAAGCTATAGTAAATTCAGAAAAAATATTGAACAACATTTAGGTGAAAATATAAATATAAATTTAGATGAATTAGATATACAAAAATACAATTTACTTGTGGCAAATGTTGTAAAAGAAAAGGTAGATGCTACGATGAAGGGGCAAGGTATTGAGCATTTAAAAAGAAACTTGGATAACATGCTTGTAGGTCTTAAGAAAGAATACAAAATGAGTGAATTATTAGAAGAATTGAAAGAAGATAAATACAACCTTGACGAGTACCCATGTGATGAAGACTGTATAACATTTATCCTTGAATCTAATTTTAATTCAGAATGGGCAAGATGGATAGACTTTGATGAGTGTCCTAATGTAAGCAGAAATAATTGTGAACATTCTATACTATTAAGAAACGATGGAACTATTGCAGCATTTAGATACCAAAACAGAGAAATATCATCAAAAGATATAATGAACGGATTTGGTAATTTTGGGGATTTATTATTTAAGATATATGCACATAATTCAAAAATTATCTTAGATTTAGGGAATGATGTAGACGATTATGACTTAACAAATGGAGAAGATTATTAAAATAGGGGATGGAACAAATGTCAAAGTATGTATTGAGATGGCAAAAAGGACTATTACTAGATGAACGCAAGATAAATTATTCATGTGGAAGTAAAGAAATGTTAAAACAAAAAGCAGAACTATTAGCTAAAGATGACAAGATACTGCTTGTAACAATAGATAAAGTTGAAGAAGTTATAAAAGATACTAGAAGCCAAAAAATGGCTGAATATTTTGAGGATGAAGGGGTGGAAGTATGATAATACACAAATTTATAATACATGTTTTAGATAAGAATAGCGATACACCAATACTAAATGATTTTGAGGGTAGAGTCAGTCAAGATATTGAAGCTTTCTTTCAGAAAAAAATAAGCAAAGTATCAAGAGATAATGACATCAGAACAGCAGTATTTAATGACTATAGTAACAATCTAATTAAGAAGTGTTGTGAACAAATTATTTATGATGAAAGTTCATTTTTAAATAACTCTAAAGAGATTGCAGCTTATTTATTTGATGTTATGAAATTGAATGCTATATTAGAATCTTGCGACTTAGCAATTTGCTTATACTCTCAAAAAGATGAAAAGAAAGTTGCTATATTAAAGCTTGATTACAATAATTCGTATACTCATTCTATTAGCTTTGAAGAGGATAAATTTAATATACAAATGTCTAAGAATGAAATTAATATACAAGAGACTAAGACGGTTAAAATTGCTGCTTTGGTTGGATTGAGTGGAATGAATGACGAATATCATCTAAAAGTATTGGATAAGGATGCAGAGAAGGAAGAAGCTAATTCTAAGTTTGTTACAGAGTTTCTAAATGCTACTAAAGTGAAAGATGATAAGTATAAGACTAAGATGTTTAAAGCTTTTGTGGACTCTTATATAGCACATTTATATAGTGATATGAAGCAGGGCGAAGATGTAAGAGGAATGTTACTTTATATGTTAAGAGAAAAACAAAAACTTGATATAGATGAGTTTGCTGATAAGGCGATAAAGGATGATTTAAAAGATAGTTTTAAGGAACATATAGAAGAAAAAGGAATTGAAAGTTTTAATATTGATAAAAAATGGGTTGAAAAGAATTTAAAAAATAGACATATAAAAACAGATACAGGTTTTGAGATAAAAGGCAAGATGGATGATTTTGAGGATTTTATGAAATATGGTATTAGACATAATGGAAATGGGACTATAGATATAGTTATTAAAAACGTTAATTTCTATGATGAAAAGTAGGTAAATAATTTTGAAATACATTAATAAAGGAGTGATTTAGAAATGGATTTACCAGATAATGTTATCGAAATTGATATATTAAGAATTAATAGAAATAATGATAAGAAATGTAAGTGTAAGAATAGAGAATTTATAGTAGATACAGTCAATAAATCAGTTCATTGTTCAGAATGTGGATTTAGAGTAGAGCCATATGACGCGTTATATGAACTAGCAATGAACTTTGAAAGAGTAAATGGGCAAGTAAACATATTATTAAAACAGAGAAAAGAAATAGCTAGTTATAAACCACACTTGATAGTTTTTAAGAGGCTTGAAAGTAGTTACAGGGGTAAAAAAATGTTACCAGTTTGCCCAATTTGTGGAGAAGCATTTTATTTTGAAAATTTAACTTCATGGACTAATAGAGATTTCTATGAAAGAAGAAAAAAATAGAATAAATAGTCAAGGTAAGTTTATGAATGAAACTAGAATGTTATAGACTTACTTTGACTTACAAAAGGAGTGTGTTAAATGGCTAATATATATTGTGAAAATTATAATTGTAAAAACTACTTTGAAGATATGTGTATGCTTGAAAGAATTGAAATTAATAACTTCAAAGAATGCGAAAGCTATCTTGAAGGTAAAAATGAGCTATATAAATTAGAAAACGGATATACTATACATCCTAAAGATTTGAAAATGGTGAAAAGTAAAGATTATTCTGTTGAAGTTACTCATATTCCAACTGGTATTACAGTAAAATGCCGTTCTACAAATAGTATTTTAAAAAATAAAAATAAGTGTTTGGAAGTTCTAGAAGAAGAACTAACAAAAATAAACTCTCACTTAGAGCTAGAAGATTTACGCTAAATAGGAAGTGAGCTTATGAAACGAAGAAGATGCAGTTGGTGTGGGAAATTATTTTATCTTGATGAAAAATCTAAGAATATTTATTGTTGTAAGGAATGTAGGAAGAAGGCTAAAAAGAAAAAGAAATAGTGGAGGTATTAATATGCAAAAAGATATTTGGTTATATAGCTGGGATGATGAATATTTTGCAAGTGATGAATACGAAAGTAAAGAGGAAGCTATTGAAGCAGCTAAGAAAGAACTTAAAATGACTGGAGAATTTCAAAAAATAGTTTATGTTGGAAAAAAAGAAGAAGTTGATATTCCTGAAATAGATGCAGAAGAAATATTAGAGCGTGTTCAAGATAGAATTGATGACGAATATGGAGAGTGTGGAGAAGGTTGGATAACATATATAAAAGAGGAAGATATAAAACTACTTGATAATAGATTGAATGAAGTATTTTCTAAATGGATAGACGAATTTGGATATAAATCATATTGGTTTAAGCTTACAGATAAAGAAGAAATAGAACTAAATGAGGTAGCCAATGAAAGTTAATTTTGTAATAGATGGAGAGCCAGTTGGCAAAGAAAGACCTAGAATGAACTCTATAACTAAAAGGACCTATACACCTAATAAAACTAGAGATTATGAGGAGTTAATAAAATGGCTGTATCAATCTAAAGTGAAGTATCGTTTTACTGGTTATATAAAAATGACTTTAAGATGTTATTACTCTATAGCTAAAAGTAACAGTAAAAAAGTTAAGGAGCAAAAAAGAAATAATGTGTTAAGACCTAGTAAGAAACCCGATATTGATAATGTAGTCAAGGTTATAGCTGATTCACTCAATGAGATAGCTTATAAAGATGATACACAGATTGTTGAGGTTGTAGCTAGTAAATATTATAGTGACAATCCCAGGGTTGAGGTTATATTAGAAGATATTAGTTGAACAATGGAAAAATCCATTTATCAAATCATTAGATAAAAATAATTTGGAGGAGGATTATAAGTATGAATAATTTAAAATTAATCGAGAATGAAGGACTTATAAAAGTATATACAACAGATGAAGATATAAAAGTTGTAAATGGAAGAGAACTTTGGGAAGGATTAGGAGTAAAACAACAATTTTCAGACTGGATAGAAACAAACTTAAAAAATGTGGATGCTAATAAAAATGAGTTTTACATTTTAAAAGGTAAAACCTCTAAACAGGGTGGAAGACCTACAGACGAATATATAATTAAATTAGAAATAGCAAAAGAAATTTGTTTAGTAGCAGGAGCAAGTCCAAGAGCAAATAAAGAACTTAAAAGAAACTCTAAAAATTATAGAAAATATCTAATTGCAGTAGAAGAAAAATACAAAGTATCAAACAATCTTACAAAAACACAGTTAAATCAAATTAATGATATTGTAAGTAACGCATTATGTGAAATGCAAACCAAACATGATGCACAAATAGAACAATTTAAAAAGGAATCCTCACAATATTATAGACCTACAAGTAAAACTAAGTATGATATTTCAAGCTACATAAAAGATAGATTAGATATTCCTAGAGCTAATGAGGAGTTTGATTTAGTTAAAAAGAGAACTTTATTAATTCTTGGAGCTGATAAGTGGGAAGACATACCAAAAGATGTGTTATTAAAATCCCTAAACATTATAGATGAATCAATTAGAATTATAAAGTCTGAAAGAAAGACAAATCAGATTAGTTTCTTTGAAAAAGATAATTTCTGTTAATAAAAAGAAAAAAGGAGTGCTTTCACACTCCAGTTGTCAAAAATATAAAACTTTTATATACAAATATTATTATAACATAAATAATTGATAGGAGTGTGGAAGTATGAATAAAAAGACACTATTTCAAGAGGTTGAAGGTAGATTGTATAACTATAAAAAACTAGAAAGTCAAATAAGAATAAAAGATATATATATTAAAAAATTAGAAAGTGAGTTTTGCGGATGTAAGGCTCAAAGTTATGAAGAAAAAACTGGAGAAACTTATAATATAAGTTCAAGTGTTGAAAATGAAGTTATTAAGAGAGAAGAAGATTTAAATAGATTAAAAGAAGATAAGAAAACATTAGAAATTGAAAAAGAAACTATAGAATGTGCATTAACAAGTCTAAATAGCTTTGAAACAGAGTTCTTCAATGAAATGTATATGAACAATGAGAAAATCAACATGGATTATATGTCTAATGCTATGCACATAGATAGAAGTCATTGCTTTAGAATAAGAAAAAGGATAGTTTGTAAAATTATGGATATGTTATATCCAAAAATAAAAGAGTTTGAATTACCCATTTTTTCATGGAAAGCTTAAAAATGAGACTATTTTGAGACTTTTTTGAGACTATCGTGAGACTTTTTGTTGGCAAAAACATGAGATAATAATATCGTGGAAATAAAGATTTCCCTCTCAAAACTAAATAATTGCTAGGTTAGTTTAAAGGGCTAATCTAGCAATATGAACAGACTAGGCAGGGCGTGAGGACGTTGTTAGTTCAATTCTAACTATGTTCAAATATTAATCAACGTATACGCTAAAAGTAGAGAAATTGAGGGCAAAATTTTATATTTTGTATCTTAATTCAGAAGTCTAAAAATCGGGTGGGGCTTGGTAACCTCACTCACCATGCAGGTGCTGGTGCTTAATCTAAGTTCGATTCTTAGAACTTGCGACATAATATATGTATCTCCCTATTTAAAAAGGCTAAGTGAGGGTAAGCTTAGTCTTTTATTTTTTTACAGGAGTATGATAAATGAGTAATTTAAGAGAAAAGATAATAAAAGAACTAAATGAATTTAATATAAAAGCAGATAATGATTTTTTAGAATATGCAGTTGAACACATTAAAAAGTTTATGAATGAAGGTATAGCTGATGAAGAGTTATTAATAAGAGGAGTTGTGCTTGGAGCAAGTTATGTAGTTAATATAGAAAATAAAGACTTAGATTAATTTCTAGGTCTTTTTTTTATACAATAAATTAAAAGGAGAATAAATTATGAATGATTATAAAGAAAAAACTGAACCAAAATTAAATATTTTAGTCCAGTCTAAAGTTGATATCTTATGTTCTAATAGCTCTACTATGAATGGAGTAGACACTTCAATTGATATAAAACTTTCTTTAGATAATAGAGTTATTGGCAATTTAACTAATGAAGACATAAAAAAAGAAATATCAACATCTTTTAATAAGTGTTTAAAAGAAATTGATAAAAAAATTTGTAGCAAAGAAGTAATTAATAAGCTGATTTGATTTCCTCAATTGAAGAAATTAGTTGTTCTTGAACTTTTTCTATAATTAATTCTTTATCTAAACTTCCAGAATAAAAAGGTTGCAATAAATCAATGTAATTTAATTAGATACATAGACTCTAACAAGAGTTCTTTTTTATTCCCAAAACGACAAACAAACGAGGTGGTGGTATGAATGAAAAGGCAGATTTAGCCCATGAAGATTACTTAAAAGGACTCAAATACAAGGAAATAGCTGAAAAGCATAATGTAAGTCTATCGACTGTGAAATCATGGGCAACTAGATACTGGAAACAAAAAGGTTGCAACCAACCAAAAAAAGTTGCAACCAAAAAGAGAGGTGCACCCATAGGTAATAAAAATGCTACTGGTCCACCAGGTAATAAAAATGCTGAAAAGTTTGGTTTCTTCTCAAAATATCTACCTGAAGAAACTAGGGAATTAATACAAGAAATATCTATAAAAGATAAATTTGATATTCTTTGGGAACAGATAACAATTCAATATGCAGCAATAATAAGAGCACAAAAGATAATGTATGTTAAAGACAAGGAAGAAATGATTAAGGAGTTAAAGAAACATGAAAGCACAGAAAATGGTGAGAAGATAGAGTATGAATTTCAATTTGCATGGGATAGGCAAGCATCTTTTCTTAATGCACAGAGTAGGGCTATGAGTGAGTTAAGGAGTTTAATTAAACAGTATGATGAAATGATTCATAAGGATTGGAATTTAGCTACAGAGGAGCAGAAAAATAGAGTTGAAAAGTTAAAATGTGAAGTTGATAACCTAAAGAAAAGTGATACTGGAGATGATTCAAAAATTTGGGTTGAAGCTATACAAAATATTGCAATGAAACGTGGTGTTAACAATGGATAAAGCTTTATTGACACTATTAGATTGTTATTGGGATAATCCTGTTTGGTTTGCAGAGGATATGTTAAATTTTAAAGCTGACAAGTGGCAATCTGATGTTCTGATGGCTTTAGCTCAAACCCCAAAAGTATCTATTAGAAGTGGTCAAGGAGTAGGTAAAACTGGATTAGAAAGCATTGCAACTGTATGGTATTTAAGCACTAGACCTTTTCCGAAAGTAGTTGCTACAGCTCCAACACGACAACAATTATATGACGTACTATGGGCTGAAATAGCTAAATGGCTAAGTAATAGCAAGGTTGAGAAGCTACTTGAGTGGACTAAAACAAAAGTGTATATGAAAGGCTTTGAAGAAAGATGGTGGGCTACAGCTAGAACAGCAGTAAAGCCCGAGAATATGCAAGGTTTTCATGAAGATTATATGTTATTTGTTGTTGATGAAGCTTCGGGAGTTGCTGACCCCATTATGGAAGCTATATTGGGAACATTATCAGGTGCAGAAAATAAGCTTCTTTTATGCGGAAACCCAACTAGAACGAGTGGAACGTTTTACGATAGCCATAATAGAGACAGAGATTTATATAAAACATTTAAAGTATCTTCTTTAGACAGCCCTAGAACATCAAAAGATAATATTGAAATGCTAAAAAGAAAGTACCATGAAGGTTCTGACCCTTGGCGTGTCAGAGTACTTGGAGAGTTTCCAAAAGGTGAAAGTGATTCTTTAATATCTTTAGAAGCTGTTGAAACAAGCACAATAAGAGAAGTGAATATATCTAATGACTATATATTAAATATAGGGGCGGATATAGCAAGATATGGTGATGATGAAACCATAATAGCTCCAAGAATAGGTGGGAAAGTATTTGATTTATTAACTTATTCAAAAAAAGATACAATGGAAACAGTAGGAAATATATTAAGAGCAGTTGATAAATTTAAAAATATGTATCATCAAATTAACAGAGTAAAAATAAAAACGGATGATGATGGCTTAGGTGCAGGTGTAACAGATAGATTAAAAGAAGTTATAAGACATGAAAGACTTAAATATGAAGTTATACCTATTCAAAATGGTTCTAGTGCTATAGAAAAAGATAAGTACTATAATAAAGCTTCTGAAATGTGGGATAACATGAGGGAGGAATTAGATGCAAATTTAAGTAGTTTTATACAAAATAAAGAAGCTATAATACAGCTTCCTAATGATGATAAACTTATTAAACAACTATCAAATAGAAAATATACAGTAGATTCAAAAGGGAAAATACAAATAGAAAGTAAAAAGGAAATGAAAAAAAGAATTGGAGAATCACCCGATAGAGCTGATGCAGTAATATATTCGTTTGCAGAAAATAACAATACTGATTTATCTTTACTGAAAGGGGGTAGTGTATGGGGATAATATCTTATGTAAAAAAGCTATTTAAAAGACCTGCAGGAGAGATTATGCGTATGTCTAGTGGAAACATTGGCGTATATAAATTAGACGATTCTAGAGTTGATTATGAGTTAGCAAGAGAACTGTATCAAAATAAAAATGCTAATTACAAGTTAGGTTCTAGTTTTGTTAGACCGATTGTCAATTCAACAACTGGTTTTATGGGTGTACCTCATTTTCAAATAGAAGATGAAGAAGCTCAATATATATTAGATGAATTTGTTTTAGATAACACATCTAAAATGTTAAAAACACATACAGATAGTTTAAAGCAAGGTGATTGTTATATTTGGATAACTAGAGAAGAAAGAGAAAATCCTTTATATCCCGATAAAAAAGTTAGATTAATATATAACTTCATATCACCCGAAGAAGTGAAAGAAATAATATTAGACCCTACAACAAAAGAGCCTATAGCTTATATATTAGAAAGTCAAAATGAATGGACTGACTTAGGAGAAAACAAGAGAAAGGCTAAGGTAAAACAAATAATAACTGCTGAAAGTAGATTTGTTGAGGTTGAAGGTGATAAGATAGAAGGTTTAGAAGAAGGGGAAACGCCTAATGTATGGGGTTTTATACCAATAATACATTTTAAAAATGAAGCTGATGAAACATTGAAATATGGGCAAAGTGATATAGAACCAATAGAACCTCTTTTAAAAGCTTATCATGATGTTATGTTACATGCGTTAAAAGGTAGCAAAATGCACTCTACTCCAAAACTAAAGTTGAAATTAACTGATGTTGCAAGTTTTTTAGCACACAATTTTGGTGTTGAAGACCCAGTTAAATTTGCCAAAGAAGGTGGAAAGATAAATCTTGATGGGCATGAAATACTATTCTTAAACAAAGATGAAGAAGCTGAGTTTGTAGAAGTAAAATCAGCCATAGGTGATGCTAAGGAGCTTTTAAAGCTTCTTTTTTATTGCATAGTAGATGTATCTGAAACACCCGAGTTTATATTTGGAGTACATACACCTAGTGCTTTAGCTTCTGTAAAAGAACAAATGCCTATTATGGTAAATAAGATAAGAAGAAAAAGAGAACAATTTACAAATAGCTGGCAATTACTTGCAAGAATGGTTTTAATAATGAGTTCTAATTCTAGTGGTATGAAATATTCATCTTATGATGTGACTATAGGTTGGGATGAAGTAAATCCACGAGATGATAAAGAATTAGCTGAAACACTAGAAAAAGTATGTAGTGCATTAGATAAAGCTTTAGAGGGTGGATTTATTAGTGAAGAATCAACAGTAAACTTTTTAGCACAGTATATAGATACAATGAGCAATTATATAAGTGATGACCCTGAAATAGTTGGAGAAAGAGAAAAGATAATAAAAACCAAGATGTTAAAATACAGATTAGATGACTCTCAAGGTTTAAATGATGAGTCAAATGAAATTGAGAAGGAAATAAATAAAATAAAGGATAATAATGGCAATGGATAAAAGTACTTCGGAATTAATAACTGTTGCAGGGGAGTACAAGAAATGGGCATTAGAAGCTAGAAAAAAATTTATAGATTTAAGGCTCAAGCAAGATGATGAAATAAGAACAATGTATATTAACATAACAAGAAATATTACAAAAGAAATAAGAAAAGGAAATCTTTCAGACTTTAACAAAGTTAGGTTAAAACAGATACTAAAACAATTAACACAAGAAATAAAAATATTAAATGAACAACTAGTATTTAATTTTGATGAATACTTAAATAAAAATGTTGAAACAGCTACTAGTTACTCTAAAAATATTTTAATTAATGCAGTTGAGACAGCTCAAATAACTAAAGTAACTAAAACTATGATACAAAAAGCTTTCTATGATATTAATATAAGAACTGTAGAAGCTTATTATACAAGGGTTAAGGATGGTTTATTTTTATCTGATAGAATTTGGTCTAAGTGTAAGAAGTACAGAGAAGATATGAAAGTTATATTACAAACAGCAGTAACAGAAGGTCAAGACTGTGTTAAAACAGCTAAGATGTTAGACAAATATGTTTTAAAAGGTAAGAAAACTTTAGTTGATGAATATCCAAATATGATAAAAAGAATAGGAAATAGAGTACCTCAAAATATAAGTTATGAAGCTTTAAGATTGGCAAGAACTGAAATGACATCAGCTTATGGTGATGGGGTTTTAGCTTCTGCAATGATTAACCCTGCAACCATAGGTATTCAGTTTATGTTGTCCATGGCACATCCTCACACAGATATATGTGACGAAATATGTGGAGAGGATAATTTTGGTTTGGGTAAAGGTGTTTATCCTATAAATGAAGCTCCTGTATATCCATTCCACCCTCATTGTTTGTGTATTATGCTTACTGTAGTTCAACCATTAGATATATTAGTTGGAAGGTTGAAAAATTGGATTAAAAATCCTATGAATGATGTACCTCTTGAAATGTGGTATCAAGAGGTGTATGGAAATTTGAATTTTTAAATTGAAAGGTGGTGATTAAATGAATGTAATAACTGGAGAAATGGACTCAATGAATGCGTTAATATCTAGTATAAAACCTTCTGATATTCCTTTAGCTAAAGATATAGACATAGAAGCTTTAAAATCTATAGATGATGACCCTCTTGAGGTAGTTGTTGAGATACCAGCTACAAAATCTAAAAGGGGATGGAATTATACTGCTAAAAGCTTGAAAGATATTGTAGATTACACTAATGAAAATACTCTTAATGGCTTTTTAGGACATCAAAAAGCTGAAAATATATCAACTGAATTTGCACTACCTGTAACGCATTGGATAGGTGCAGAAATGAAAGGGGATAAAGCTTATTTCAGAGGGCTGATTGATGCTGATGCAACAAATTTAAAAAGATGGATTAGAACTAAAAGGATAAAAGAAGTTAGTATATTTGGTTATCCAAAACTTAAAAAGAGTGCTAAAGGCGAAATGAATGTTATAGGATATGAGCCACTATCTATTGATTGGACTCCTCTACATAGACCAGGTATGCCAACAAGTATTGTAGGTATGGAAATGAGTCCTAATGGCGAACAGTTAGATGGAACTTTTGAAGCTTTAAGAATAGATTTAAGAGAAGCTTTAAAAGCTAAGTTTTCTATTAATGATAATAATTCATATCTCTATATACAAAACATAAGATATGATAACAATACTGTCATATATGAGTTGGAGCAAAATGGATTATGCAAGCTTTATAGTATACCATTTACTATAGTTGAAAATAAAATAAATCTAGGTGAAGAAATTGAAGTAATAAAGAAAATAAGCTATGAAGCTAAAGGAGAAATGAAAGGAGAGGAAAACAAATTGGAAGGAAAAGAGTTAATAAAAAATGTCAAAGGATTACTGCAAACTGGTGAAATATCATATTCAGAGGTCATACAAGGAATAGGCTTAACTAAGGAAATTGTGACAGGAGAGATGGAAGATGTAAAAAGTTCATTAAAAGCAGAAAAAGAATTAAGAGAAGTGAAAAAAGTACTTGGAATAGTAGGAGAGATGGACACAGTTGAAGTGGCAAAAAAGGCTTCAAAAGCTTTAGAAAATGAGAAAAAGGAAGCTTGGAACTGTATAGTTAATAAAGTAATTAAAGATAAAGTGTCAGGTGAAATAGCTCAAACATTAGTTAAGAAAATGTTAAATGTTGAGGAAGGCTCAAGTGAAGAAGTAATAACAGGAGAAATAGAAAATATATTAAATGATGAGTTTGTAAAAAATACAATGTCTAATATGTATAAAGATAATCCAACAACAACAGGATTATTAAACTCTAGCAATAATGGAAGTTTAACAACTAAGAAAAATAGAATATAAAGGAGTGATGTTTATATGGCATTTAAAGGTCAACCAACGCCAAGCACAATAACACAGATAACAAGAGCAAAAATAAGTGATGGGAAATCTGTAAGAGTTATTCTTTCAGAAGGTGAAAGCACTAAAACACAACAATTTTATCTTATAAATGGATTCTTTGGAGTCGCTATGCAAGACGGAGAAAAAGGCGATGAAGTTACTTTGCAAATAGAGCAAGCTGAATACGAAACGGATAATATTGTTACATCAGAAGCTTTTGAGGCAGGGAAATTGATTTATTGGGATAATACAGCTAAGAAATTTACTACTACATCTGCAAGTAATAGGCTAGTTGGTAGAGTAACAGATGGGAAAGACAGTAATAATGTAATTTGGTTTATATTATTACCTCAACAATAGAAAAGGAGTGATAAATATATGGCATTTAAAGTAATTAGTCAGGAAAATTTGCTGGAACAAAAAAGAAAAGAAACTTTACAAGAAGATATACCATTTATAGTAAATGGTGAAATGGAATATGTAACAAAGAAAATATCAAATGGAGAAATGGAAACCTTGGAGTTAAATAAGCCACTTGGTGAAATGATGACTTTTAGCTCGACTTCAAATTTAAAAGAGTTATTAAGAAAAGTTGTATTAGATGTTGAACTAGGCAGAGAGCAAGTACAACTATTATATAAACCAATCTATGACAGTATAGCAGATTCTAATTTACCACAAGTTATGGATGCTAAGTGGGCTTTACAAGGTAACTGTGTATTCCTAGAGCATATAGAAGGTGAAGAAATTAAATTCGGTACAATAAATGCAGAAAATGGTCCAGTTGCAAGGATACAAACTTATGCAACTGGTTTTGAGTATACAAAAGAAATGAAGGATTTTAACCAAACATTTAGTGTTGAAATATTAAATAAATCAATTGGTGAGAGTTACAATGCCTTGTTAAACCACATACATCTAAGCCCAATAATAAATTTTAATTATAAAGCTTCTAATAAGACAGCTTTTAAAGGTGAAACTAATGACCCAATATGGCTAGGAATTTGGAGAACATTAACACAAGCACAAAAAGATACAGTTATAGCAAAAAGACAAGGTAATATATTAATGGCTTCTAGTGCTGACCAAATTGAAATAGAAATGGCGTTAAATGGAGGACATTTATTAAACGGAAGCATGTATCCATCTATAAAAAATATATCAACAGTAATTTATTATGATGGGTGGGAGGTTACTGTTGGTAAAAAAACATATTCTTACAAAGGTGTTACACCAGGCAAAGGATATTTGATAAGACCTAAGCGAGGATTTAAAGAGTTAATAAAGAGAGATTTAACAACAGAGGTTGGAAATGCTGATTTAAGTAAGTTAGTAGAAAATCAAATTGTAGGTCATTGTTATAGAGGTGCTTTTGCAGCAGTAGAAGAAAATGTACAAGAAATAAGTTTTAGATAAAACACTCATAAGAGTGTTATTTTTATGAGGTGATAATATATGACACCAGCTAGAGATTTAATAGAAAAATTAAGACTATTATTAAATGATAAAGATAAAAAATCATTTACAGATGAAGAATTAAACTTGTTTTTAGAGGAAGCAGACTGTATTTACTGTGCAGCTTCTCAAGGATGGATATTAAAATCTTTACAATATGAAAATACAGTAGGGGAAATGTATGAGTATAAAGTGGGTCAAGAAACATATAAAAGCTCTAGTATAAAAGACCTAGTATCTGTAGCTTATCAAAATGCAGATAAATTTAAGGATATGTGTACTAACAAAAAAGAAAAGGGAAGTTTTATGTTAGGAATTAGCACAGAATTTGAAATATGATAAATATTGATAGAAGAAGAAAAGATATAATAAGAACTATTAATATAAACCCCACTAATATTACTATAACTAGTATTAAAAAAACCGAAATAGATGGAGCTTTTGAAGAAACTGAAACAGAAATAAAATGTGTTGTTAGAATATTTAACGAAAAGACAGCAGAGAAGCAAATATCAAGTGAAAAGCAAGGTACATTTAGTTCTATTAGAACATATGGAATGTTAGTAAGTAATGATGTTATCTTAGAGGTTAACAGTAGAGATTCTTTAGAGTTTGAGTGCATATATGGGAGAATGAAAATAGTTAATATATATCCTCAAATTGTAAAAGGAGAACTTTGTGGATATCAATGTTCACTTGAAAGGATTGATTAAAATGAGTGCTTTCACAAATGCAATAAATGATATAAATAGAAAAAAAGCAGGTATGCTTGTACTTTGTATGAGTGCAAGTGCAATGCTAGAAGGTGAAGCTAAAGCAAATGCACGTTGGACAGATAGAACATCACATGCAAGACAAAGTTTAAATGCTAAAACACTTAGTGGAGGAAATAATTTTATCATTAGATTATCTCATGGTGCAGAATATGGAGGGATACTTGAAGAAGGCTCAAAACCACATGTTATTACTCCAAAATCAGCTCAAGCCCTATACTGGAGAGGTGCTTCACATCCTGTAAAATCAGTTCAACATCCTGGTACAAAAGCAACGCCTATTATAAAACCAACTATTGATAAAAATATAGGTAAAATAGGTAATATGATTTTTAGGTATTGGAGTGATTAAATGAGGGCAGGAATAAGAAAAGCCTTAATAGATAATATAAAAGAATTGAAAGGTTGTTATGAACCTAATGTACCAAACAAAGATACTAAAAAACCTTATATGGTAGTTGTACAAGGGCAAGACAATGACCATGGAGAAACAATAGGTTTTGAAAGAAGTATAGAAGTATGGATTTATGAAGGTAGAACAACATTCAAGAAATTAGATAAATTAACTAAACAAGTTGTTGAAGTCTTAGATATGAATACTATAGTTGATGAATCTGAAAACGAAGCTTTTACTTGCATTTATAAAGGTACAAGTGAAAATGATATTGTTGTTGAGGAATGGGATGCTATAGCAAGAGGTATAAGGTTTAGTGTAATAGCTTTAGAAGATAAAGAAGATACAACTAATGATAGGTGGGTAGAAGCTCTATCTAGGCACACAAAGGATTTATTAGAAATAGAGAGTTATAAAGATAATTGGAAGAAAAACTTTATAGCTCCATGTGCATTATGGCGAACTACACATATTGAAAATAAAAGAATTAACTATCATTTAATTGAGATTACTAAAACTATGAAATGTCATGTTGTAAGTAAAAATAAAGATGAAATAGTTAAGCTTCTTGAAACATTAGAAACAAGCTTAATAATAGATAAAAGAGTAAGACTTAGAGAAGATAAGAATATGTATTTAACTCTTGTTAGCGTAGTTGAGGATAGGGAATCAGATATGTTTACAACTGGACAATTAACAGCTGTGTTTAAAATGATAGGAAAGATAAAAAGAGAAGGTCCTACTATGGATAAAATTTATGGTAATGGAAATTTAAAATAGGAGGTGCAAGAATTGGCTGAAACAAATAATAAAAAGATTAATGTAAGTAAGCAAGAAGAAAAATATTTGAAAAGTGATTTTATAAAAAATAGCGAAGCACTTGGCTACGGAAAAATGGTAGTTGCAGGTGCTTTATTTAATTGTAAGAAAGAAGAACTTACAAAAGCAGAATTTGAGAAATTAATAAAAGATTTCTTAGAAAGAGAGGTGAAATAAAATGGCAACTGGTACATGGAATGAAAAAGAAAGAAAAGAGATACCTGGTTTTTATAACAGGTTCAAGACTCAAGCAGAAAAATCTACAAACACAGGATTAAAGGGTAGATTAGCAATGCCTATTAGGGCTAATTGGGGAGACGTTGGCAAGGTTGTAACAATAAAAAATGATTTAAGACAGCTTAAAAATCTATTTGGGGATGATATGAATTATTCAGCTTTCAAGCTAGGCAAATTGGCTCTGTTAGGGAATGTAAAAGAGTTATTACTATATAGACTTGTAGATGGAAATCAAAAGAAGGGTACATTAACACTAAAAGATACTACAGAAAATAGTGCAAAAGATGTAATTAAGTTAGAAACTAAGTATCCAACAGCTAGAAACTTTAATGTAACAATAAAATCCAATTTAGTAGATTCAGATAAAAAGGACTTTATATTCTTTGAAAATACTAAACAGTTATTTAGTTCAAGTATTAAAGGCACTATAGATGAAATAGTACTAGAAATAAACTCAAATTTAGATAATGAGTATGTAATTGCAACTAAAGTAGCTGATAGCGATACAATTCTAGCAAATGTAGTAAATCAAGCTTTAGAGGGTGGGAATGATGGTTGCACATCTATTACTAATGAGTCTTATCTAAAAGCACTAGAAGAATTTGAAAGATATAGTTTTGACTCTTTTGTACTTGATGGTGTGGCTGATGAAGCATTGCAGGAAACTACAAAAGCTTGGGTAGCTAAAAATAAAGAATTAGGAAAAGATATACTACTTTTTCTAGGTGGAAAAACAGAGGATAATATAAAACAGATAAATGATAAATCAAAAAGTTTCAATGATGAAAATATAGTTAACGTTGGAAGCTCAGCTTATTATGAAAATATAAAATATACACCTAGTGAAGTAGCTGTTTACATTGCTGCTCTTTCTGTAAGTAAAGGTATAACGGGTAGTATATGTAATGCAAAAACTATATTTGAAGAAGTAGAACCACGATTAAGTCAATCAGAAGTTAAAGAGTGTTTGAAAAGTGGTACATTGGTCTTAGATTTTGATGATGGAGATGTGATTATAGTTGATGATGTGAACACATTTAAAAAATATGTAGATGATAAAAACGAAGCAATGGGATATATCTCTAATATCATGTTTATTAATACTATAAATAAAGATACTTCATTAAAAAGAAAAGAGTTTGTAGGTAAGATATTTAATGATGCAACAGGTCAAACAACTGTTATATGTGCATTGAAGAAATATTTTGAAGAATTGATGAGTCAAGGTATTATATCAGAATTTAATGTTGATATAGATACAGAGCTTCAAGCAACTGCCAAAGCAGATGAATTTTACTGGAAGTGGGATGCTGTTAAGGTTGATGTCATGAAAAAAATATATGGTACTGGATACTTAGGATAAAGGAGGTTATAGATTATGTATAATGATGATTATATAGAAGAAGCCAGTTTTCTGAATGGTTCTGATGTAGTTATACTTATTGATGGTGTAGAAGAGCTATACATGGAAGAAATAAAAGCTGATTTTGAGCAAGATGAGCAAAGTATTAAACTGTTAGGGTGTCAAAATGAAATATCAAGGGTTGGTACTACTAAAGGTTCATTCTCCTTGAATGGATATAAGACAGATTCAAAATTTGCAAAATTAGGATTTAGGTCTTTTGAAATAATATATAATTTATCTAATTCTGAAACATTAGGATATGAAAGTATTAGATTAAAGAATTGTAGATTAAAAAAATTGCCTCTTATAAATTCTAAAGCTGGTGAAATTGTAAAAATAGAAGTAGAGGGAAGTTTTAGAGGATATGATTTGTTAAATGAACTTTAAAACAAAATAATGTTGTACTTTAAAGCTATGAACAATTAATTTTGTTTGTAGCTTTTTAAAATTAAAAATATTGGAGGAATAGTATGTCAGAGATATATAAAAGAGAGTTAGAAAATGAAGTAGTAGAAGATAATGATTTAGATGAAGAAATAGAAGAAACAAATGAAGATAGATTGAAGATGAAAGAGGATGAAATAATAGCAAAGCTATTGGAGGATTCACCAGTTCCTCAGAGAACTGTGTTTTTAGATAGATTAGGAATACCAATTACTTTGAAAGCATTAACAGAAAAAGAGATTAGTAAAATAAGAAAAGAATGCACTAAAATTGTAAAGGTCCAAGGGCGAAGAGAAGAAAAATTAAATGATGATGAGTTTACTCTAGCATTAATAGAAAAAGGAACTGTAAAACCTAATTTTTCTAATCAAAAATTACTTAATGCTATGAAAGTAACAAATGCTAGAGAATTTATAAAGAGAAAATTCTTAGCTGGAGAATTAAGTAAAATAAGTGACCAAATATTAGAATTATCCGGTTTTTATGATGAAATAAGTGATGATGATATAAAAAACTAATAAAAATGGGGGGACGACTGACTGTTTTAAATAACATCTTTGTCAAGCATCATGTTCCCCCAGATGTTTATGTTAAGAAAAATTTAATGTCTCAACGCTTAATGAAAGTATTTACTCAAAATGAAATAGAGCAAGAGAATAAAGCTATGAAAAAATAAATATCTACAGAAAGGTAGGTGAGGGAAATAGCTAAAAAGGAAATGTATCATATTGATGTTGTCATAAGTGCAAAAGGCGACGGAGAAACAAAAAGCAAACTAAGTGCTATGGAAAAATACATGAAGCAGACAGAAAAAAGGATGCAAACACTTAATAGGATAAAGGTTAATCCTGCTATAAAAGCTACTGATAAAGCTTCAAGTGTTGTAAATAGAGTTAATAACAATATGAATAAAGCAAAAAAAACTGTTACAGCTAGAATAAAAGCTACAGATAACGCGAGTCCAGTAGCCAATAGAGCTAGCAATAATGTTAATAAAGCTAAAAAGACAGTAACAGCAAGGTTGAAAGCTACAGATAATGCGAGTTCTACTGTTAACAAAGTTAATAATAAGATAAAAGAAGTTGCTAAGCCTGTACCTCCTGTAATCATACGAGGACAAGATGAATCTAGTTCTATAATAGATAAAGTAAAAGCTAAGATTCAGAATCTAAAAGCTGATACTATCATAAAAATAAAATCACAAGCTGATGAAGCTATAAATACTATTTCTCGAACTAAAAATAAATTACAAGAATTTGTGAGTAAGAGATATGAAGCAGCAGTTAAGATTAGAGATGAAGCTAGTTCAGCACTTAGAGGGCTTACAGGAAAAATAGATTCTTTTGTAAGTGGAGCTATTAGTAAATTCGCTAGACTGGCTACTACCGCAGGAGCTTTAATAGGTGGAATTGGTGTAGGTTCTGCTGTAAAAGGATTTGCTACTTTTGAACAAAGTATGAAGAATACACAAGCCGTAAGTGGAGCAACAGGAAAAGAAATGGAAGCTTTAACTGCAAAAGCTAGACAGCTTGGGAGAGAAACTAGTTTTACAGCTAAAGATGCAGGAGACGCAATGTATTACATGGGTATGGCAGGATGGAAGTCCGAGCAAATGATAAAAGCAATTCCTGACGTTCTTAACTTGGCAGCAGCAGGAGGAACAGACTTAGCGTTAACGAGTGACATTGTGACTGATGGACTAACTGCATTAGGAATGACTGCAAATGACACAACTGAATTTGTTGATGTGATGGCAGCAACAA